AGTGATATTCATTATGAGGTGGATATGTCACTCTTAGGATGTAATTCAAAATTGGTTTGGCACGAGGTTTTCTTTCAAATCGTAGATATTATATCAGTGAAGGCTGATAAAATAGGTATTATTATATGTAAGAATTTCCATTTGATTCATACGGAATTATTGGAAATATTTTATAGTTATATGCAACAATATAATCATAGCCATTCTACCATTAAAATCAAATTTTTTATAGTAACCGAACATATTAGTTTTATTCCCAAACAAATTATAAATGCTTGTCAGGTGATAAAAATGGCTCGTCCAAGTAAAGATAGATATTTTCAGACATTGACAATGGGAAGGTTCTCGACAAACATAGAAACAAATCATAATGAACCCAGAACATTTCTCAAAAAAATCACGGATTATAAAGGAAATCACACAAATATACAAAAGACCAAAGATATTTTAGATAAAATCGATACAGAAGGAATATTGAATACGAAAGAACTAAACTCATTTAGTAATATCGAATCAATCAATGATTTGCCCAAAGATGTATTCAATATTATTTGTGATAATATAATCAGGGAGATATTAAAGACGAGTAAATTATCATTTACGGATTTCCGTGACACGCTCTATGATATTTTAACCTATAATTTAGATGTAACGGAATGTTTATGGTATATTTTACGTTTTTTTATCCAGAATGATTATTTAAATGAAAATGATACCTCCGATATATTGAAAAAAACATATACCTTTTTAAAATATTATAATAATAATTATAGACCCATATACCACTTAGAGAGTATTATGTTTTATATAATAAATAAGATACATAATTATAATGAATTATGAAAAAGCTTGTAAAATATTACATATAGATAACGATGACGAAATCACGATAGATATCCTAAAAAAACAATATCGCATCAATGCCTTACGATATCATCCTGATAAAAATATAGAGGAGGATACAACTAAAAAATTTCAAGAAATACAAAGCGCATATGAATATTTATCACATAAAATAACGAATGATGAATCGTTTGATATGGATAATGAAATATATGAAGGAGAGGAAGATATGACGAATAGTTATGCAGGTATTTTATTTTCCTTTATGAAGAATTTGATGCAGAAGGATATGACTACTGATAATAAAAGTGGTATATATTATATAATCTTGGAAAAGATATCGAATACTTGTGAGAAGAAGGCATTGGAGCTTATCGAAAAGGTAGATAAAAAAGTATTAATCAAATTATATGAGATAATCGGTAAGTATAGTGACGCGTTACATTTTTCGAGTCATTTTATAGAAAAGATGAATGAGATAATCACGAAAAAAATAGAAAAAGATGAATGTATCATATTGAATCCGACCATCGATGATTTATTCGAAAATAATCTATATAAATTAAGTGTGAATAGAATGGTATATATCGTTCCCCTTTGGCACAATGAATTGGTATATGATAATATGGGTAATGATTTATATGTGAAATGTTTTCCGATGTTACCTGATAATATTACCATTGATGATAAAAATAACATTTATATATCGGCGACATTTGATGTGAAAGAAATATTGAATAAGGAGGTCATCCGAGTGGGTATAGGAAAAAGAGAATTTGAAATTTCACCGAGTGATTTGATGATTCAACCATATCAGACGATAGCGTTAAAAGGGAAGGGTATATCAAAAATAAATACGGTGGATATTTATGATATAAGTAAAAAAGGTAATATTTTGGTGAATATTAGTTTGTTGTAATAAAATCAATTCGTAATAATTTTGGTGATATCCGAAAAGCTAAATATGTTTTTCGTGAAAAGAGATAATTTTTGTGGTTTCATAATAATATCCTTAAAATGAATATTGAATAGCCATAAGGATGCAAAATTATAATAATCCACCTTTTCACCCGGTTTATTTATAATTTCATTCGTATATACGGCTTTGAACTCTTTTTCACGTTCTAATAGATAACGTATGACTAAATCATTTGATAAAACTTTGGGCAATAAAAGGGCAATATTTACATTATACAACACTTGACATACATTTGAATTTATCATCTTTTTCAATTCATCATATATAAGTTTCGCTTCAAAATATTCTTTATAAATTTTAGTTTTAATATCCTGTGGTAGTTTATCAATAATTGTTATTGCGTCAGATGTTGTCATATTTGATTCGATGTTATTTATATTATGATATGAAATAAATGATTACCATTATTTTCACTCAATTTTGTAGGCGTGATAACCATATATTACGTGGTTTTTCACGATTCGCAATACATTTTTCACCCATACAATATTTATATCGAATACTATTTATAAATGTTAGCTTATATTTATCATTGAGAGTACGATTACAATGATAACAATGGTCGAGATAATATTTATCAAAACCAAAATGTACATATAATTCATCGAATACTTTATTCATATTCGGCCTATGTTCTGCATTATATTCATAGATATGGTTTTGTAATTCAATTGGTAATGTATCTATATGTTCTCGAATTGTTTTCATTTATATAATATATACCGATTCTCTTTCTAGATTACTTACGCAAAACTACATAAAATGTTCTCGCCATTATATGTAGTAAAATGTTCTCACTCTTATTAATATTGTTTTTCCAATTATTCGTGGTGGATAGTTATTTATCACCCGTTCAGTTATCATATATACATAAAATTCTATCACATCCGAATACCCCACTCGATATACGTAATAAAACAAAAGAAATATTATTCACCGAATATTATGCGTGGTTGAAAAAACAAGTTCGTCAGTTCTCGGAATCCAATTATTATTCACGAAACCCCGTTACAACGGATGAATTATACCAATATGCGACCAAAGGATTATTAAAAGCTATTGAAAAATTCGATGGAAAGGGCCATCTCGTTCAATATGCCGAAAAATATGTTATCGGTGAGATGCATACTGGGTTATTGGAATTGATACCATTACGCCCTATGAATAAATATCAAAAATACATAAAAAAGGAGAAGGTTCTCAATCCAACTATATTACCACCTGAAAATTATTGGATATTCGATAAATTTCGTGCCTATACCGATAGAAATAAAGAAATGGTTTCGATAAATGGTTATCTTCGTGATGATGCGTTTTGTTTTTGTAAAGAAGGTGAAATGGTTTATAAAATAAAATCCGTGGTTCTCGAATTAAGTAAAGAACAACAGAAAATATTTTTTAGTCGATATCATTTCGAAACATTAGAAATATGTCATTCCATAAATGAAATATGTGATTTATTACAAATCAGTCATGAAACATATCGACGAAGAATGAATATTATCAAAAAATATATGAAGATGCGTTTAGAATAATTTTATAGGAATATAATATATGACAGAACAAATAAAAAAAGGTGGCAAATGGTCTATGAAGTATAAGAAATCAATTAATTGTAAAAGACCGAAAGGTTTTTCACAAAAGCAACATTGTAAATATGGAAGAAAAACAAGAAAAAACAAAGTGAAAAACGTATAAATGAATCGTACGAAAAATATATTTTGTATTTATTGCAAAAATAAATACAAACGACAATTTTATCATTTAGGTTTTACATTTTTGGATGATTTACTTTTTTTTAACTCAAATGGTTTTAAGACGAGAGGTTTTACGACGAGTGAGTTTATTGGGGGTATAACCAATGGTTCTACGACGAGAGGGTTTACGACGAGAGGTTTTATTGAGGGTAGAACCAATGGTTTTAGGACTAGTGTGTTTATTGGGAGTAGAACCAATGGTTTTACGACGAGAGGTTTTATTGAGGGTAGAACCAATGGTTTTAGGACTAGTGTGTTTATTGGGAGTAGAACCAATGGTTTTACGACTAGTGAGTTTATTAAATGTAAACGTATTTATAAAACTCAAATAATCACATTTTTTTCCTACTTTTGAGTATTTTAACTTCTCGTCTACATCTAACTTTATATACTCATTGTTTAATTCTTCAATTGTCGAATCTTTTAACTTATGTGGGAAATATAACGTAATATCATATATTGTATCACCTTTGCTTGTTTTGATTTCATATTCAATTTGTTTGCTCTTTAAAAATTTTTTATAGTTATCTAAGATATCATATATACCACAACTCATTTTATTTACTAATATATAATATAAATAGATAAAAATAATATACGTCTAAAGAGATTATCTATAATATTTATATTTATAGATTATAAAAACATAAAATCTTCTCAATATTTATTATCATTGAGAAGATTATAGAATGTGTGGAATCGTTGCTTATTTAGGTTCTGATAACTATCAAGAATATATATTAGCCGGATTACGATTATTACAAAATCGTGGGTATGATTCCGTAGGAATATCCAGTATAAAGAATGGGCAAATAAATACCATCAAATATGCATCCACCAACACCCATAATTCATTAGAAAAATTGGAAAACAAGGTTCTCGAAAATAAAGAAATATCTAATTGTGCGATAGGACATACACGATGGGCAACACACGGTGGTAAAACCGATATCAATGCTCATCCTCATCACGATGCCACCGATAGAATTTCGATTGTTCATAATGGAATCATCGAGAACTTTCAAGAAATCAAAAGCCGATTAATAAATAAAGGTTATCATTTTAAATCGCAAACAGATACCGAAATCATTTCGGTTCTCATCGGATGTCATTTAGATAATGGTGAAACCATTGAGAAGTCGATTAAAAAAACAGTGGAAGAACTAACCGGAACCTGGGCATTAGTGATTATCCACCGTGATTATCCGAATAAATTATGGGCAACACGTAATGGGTCTCCGCTTTTATTAGGAATGGAAGATGAATATATTATCTTAGCATCCGAACAGATTGCATTTGCAAATTACATAAACAAATTTATCATATTGGAGAACCACGATTTAATCGAAATCACCAAAGAAGAGAGAACCATCACCTATAATAAGAATATTCAACGGTATGTCTTGAACGAAAAAACGAATATACCCATTGAATTGACACCTACCGGTTATACCCATTGGATGATTAAAGAAATAATGGAACAACCTCAATCCATCATACGTGCTATAAACAATGGTGGAAGAATCGAGAACAACATCTCGGTGAAATTGGGAGGATTGGATTCATATAAATCCCGTTTTATGGATATAAACCATCTTATCATATTAGGCTGTGGGACATCCTATCACGCAGGGTTATGGTCACTCGATATATTCAAAAGTTTGGATATCGTGGATACAGTGGCTGTCTATGATGGTGCTGAATTTGATGTAAAAGATATTCCGAAGAAGGGTAAAACGGCATTGATATTATTATCACAATCCGGAGAAACCAAAGATTTACATCGATGTATTAATATAGCAAAAGAATATGATTTGATTACGATAGGCGTGGTGAATGTGGTGGATTCGATGATTGCTCGTGAAACCGACTGTGGTGTATATTTGAATGCGGGTAGAGAAGTAGCGGTAGCGAGTACCAAATCATTTACGAATCAATGTGTAATATTAGTAATGATTGCGGTATGGTTCTCACAGAATCGTGGAAGTTGCATCGAAAAAAGAAAAAAAATAATAAAAGATTTACGTAATTTATCGATTCAAACTGAGAACATTTTATATAATTCGGAAAAAGTGCGAGAACTTGTATATAAAATAAAAGATACGAAATCGATGTTTTTATTAGGAAAACGTAAGCAGGAAGCCATAGCGAAAGAAGGAGCATTAAAATTAAAGGAGGTTGCCTATATTCACGCGGAAGGCTTTAATTCGAGTTCTTTGAAACACGGTAGTTTTGCATTGATCGTGAATGATTTACCGATCATAATCATAGATATAGAAGATGAACACCGAGATAAAAATCGAAATGCATATCAGGAGGTATTAGCGAGAGATGCTCACGTTATAAGAATTTCTGATATAGAGGGAGAACTTCTTATAGAAAAAAACGATACGTTTGGAGGTTTATTGGCAAATATTTATGTTCAATTACTGAGTTATTATATAGCGATAGAGAATGGTCATAATCCAGATTTTCCCAAAAACTTAGCGAAAGTAGTAACGGTGGAATGAGTGATTATTCACCGATTTCATTATTTTCGAGAACATATTTCAAAAACGCCTTGTTTTTATGTGCATCGGTATAACCCGCTAAATACATTTCATCAAAATTAAATTTGTTTTTCGATAAAAGCGTAGTATAATCGGTGATATCTTTGATAAGAGTCGGTTTCGATTTATTTTGATTCCACATACTCGGCGTAATATGTAAAACAGGCTTACTCGTAAATAAATAAGGATAACTCGAGAACCCACCATCAAATGTTAATTTATTATTATAGGTATTCACGAATCCACCCGTTAATAGTGGTATATGAGAACTGGCGATACACGCATTTAACGCATCTTCTAAATTAGTAAAACCCGAATATATAGTCGTATGTGGTTTATACGCATCAATCGTGGTTACACCAATAAACAACCGTCTCAAATCGAAATCTTCGCTTTTACATAAGGAAAGTATTTTGTTTTTCATGGAGTTCTCCACTTGAAATGGAGTTTTATATTGTTTTAAACTCGCATCAACAATACCTTCTTTTATGGGTTGATAATCATATTTATAGCACATCATTAATGCGTTCCAAGCACCCGCCGATGCACCTGAAAAAACATATTCGTCTAAATTGAAATTGTCTTTGATATATGAACATACTCCAAATGAATATACCCCTTTATACCCACCGGGTGATATGGAAATGATTTTTTTATTTTGAATGAAGTCGTTTTCCAATAAAAATTTCTCTTGTTCTCCTTTTCCGAATTTATGTTTATTGTGGATAATGGTACACTGAGTATTCAAATATAGCGGACTGGATTTATATTTTGTTAGCATTGATACCAATAATTTACCCGTAATATTTGTTATCATTAATAATATATAATAAAAATGTTTCATTGTATATTATACTTACAAAATCTATTTTACAAATTTTTTAGATGCTCATATGCGGAATTGAACCGCAAACCTTCGGCTCATAAGACCGATGCTGTAACCAATTGAGCTATAAGAGCGTTTGCTCGACTGTAAAAGAGCGATTTTTGCTCGACTGTAAAAGAGCGATTTTTGCTCGACCGTAAGAGCTTTTTAGAATCGATAAAAAATTTATTTACATTACAGATTATAAAACTATACACTATTATTTATTTTTATATTTTATACCTTCTTCTTCACTACTTTCTTGACTGCTTTTGGTTCTTCTTGAACGGCAACTGGTGCTTCGACAACTGGAGATGCTACTGGAGTAGCTTTCTTGACAACCTTCTTCACTGGCTTCACTTCTTCGACTTCGACTTCGACTTCTGCTTCTGCTTCCTCATCACTATCTTCCACTTCAGTTGTTGATTGCTTAGATGCAGTAACTGGCTCGGTATATTCTTCTTCATCATCTACCACCTCAGATGATGCAACTGGTTTTTCCATCGCCGAAATTTCATCTTCAGATAATTGGATATGACACTTTCCAAAGACACTTACGACTTCCTTTGGCTTGACAACACATTGAATCATCTTCCAAGTTAATCCCCAGCCCTTTCCACCAAACCATAATCCACCACATTGTAAGACACAAGCGACATTACTTTGCTTTGGAATCAAATCGATGGGTGTGATGTTTTCATTATCACAAGGGAAGATTGACTTCATACTGGTATCATAAATTTCTACTGCCCAACGACCATTATAATTTGGTACCTTGGCACGAATAGATGGTGGCTTGGTTAAATCGTTTTTTTTAGTATTTTTATCTTTTGAATATTTAATAAATGGGAAGAACGTATGCTTCGCTACATCACGTGTCATTTCTTCACCGAACCATAATTCACTGTTTTTGACAGCATCATCTAATACTTGGTTTTCAAATTCTTTTAATTTTTTTAGGAACTCATCAGTGCCTGGCTTACGATATTGGTCATTTGGAAAATTGAGTGACATAGTAAATTTTCCATCAGATTCACCAGTCTTTTCATCGGTATAATCTGAAATACCCCAAGTCATCATTAGCGGGGTTTGAATAGATAATGCACGATTGGATTGGGTACTGATAATATTTATTGATTTTCCACCACGGTCATTGACTTTTGGTTGCATATAGCGAATGTTGGAAGTATTCCAATCATTGACGGTTAAAACGACAGGGGTTGATTTTGACATTTTGATTTGCAGAAAGGTAGTGTTATAAAGTTTGCTTTAAAAGGAGTGTTATAAAGAGTGCTTATAAACGGGTTATACACTATATATTGTGTTTTCTTTAATTCAATTTTTTATAATATTTATCGAAAAGTATCGAAATCAATAAAAAAGATGTTCTCTTTTTATTACCATAATTATATTTCGTAAAAAAAGTATTTACAAAATAAGTATATTGTAATATAGAATGGAATTATTTAAAAATATAATAAAAAATGTATCCAGTCGTTATACTATTTATTATGATTCCGAATCCGATTCTGATTTGATTTCTGATACTAGTTCTGATTCTGATGAAAATTCTCAACCAGAAAAAGAAGAAGATTTAGAAATAATAAATGAATCCACCATAACGAATAATAAAGATATATTTGATAAGAACCTCCACCAATGCATAAACGATACCATAATAAAATTAGATTATAATTCAGTATATACATTATTAAATAATACCGAAATAGCATATTTACCCGAAATACCTAACCCTTTTGATAAAATACAAATTATAAATTTAGGAAATACGAATACTAAAATTGTATCTACAAGCGATACCAAAATTTTTAATAACTTTTATGCACCAACTGGAAACAAATCAATTATATTACAAAAAAATAGTAGTTATGATTTGATTTATATAAATACTGAAGAAAAATCTTTTTGGATATGTAAATAAATGTGTTTTGTTAAAATAAAAAATTTGTATTAGATATTATATAGTATGTCCGAAGAAAACATTTCAGTAACGGTTGATGAAGTACCAACATTATACTTAGGAAAAGATACCAGCGTTTATGATAACAAATGGGATTTTGGTAATGCAAATGTATATTTAAATACTGAACCTACTGAAGACAAGATGGTTACTAATAAATCTTACGTAGATTCGTTATTTCAACAAGCTGATAAAAAAATAGATACTATTTTAGATGGAGCATCCATCAGTGTTGAAAATTTCAAAAACTTTGTTGATTTTGTAAATAATAATCAACGCGAAAATGAAGCGGAATTATATAATTCTATTGCTAATATTTCAAATAGTGTGATAACTGAGAAAAATCGTGCAGTAGAAGTAGAAGATATAATTAAAAAGGATATTGATGATTTACGTAATAGATTAGATATAAATAATTTTAGTGGAGCGAATACAGATGAAATAAAGTCTTCTCTACAAAATGAAGTCAACCGGGCAAATGAAGCAGAAAATAATATTATTGCATCGATCGATGAAGTAAAATCATCTGTTCAAAACGAAGTGAATCGGGCCAATGAAGCGGAAACCCGAATCGTGGATTCCATCGATGAAGTAAAAGCATCCGTACAAAATGAAGTCAACCGGGCGAATGAAGCGGAAACCCGAATCGTGGATTCCATCGATGAAGTAAAAGCATCCGTACAAAATGAAGTCAACCGGGCGAATGAAGCAGAACAGAATTTGAGAACAGAATTATTGGAAGAAATAAAAAAGATGGGTTCTCCAACAGGAACATCAGATACTAGTAAATTAGAAGAAGAAATTACGGCATTAAAAGAGTCAGAAAAAGCATTACAAGATGAAATAAACTCCATTAAGGAAAAAATGAACTCATTATATCAATATTTTTTCAGAAATAATGCGACTGGTGGTAATAAATTCAATCTACGTATTTAGTATAACAAAATAAAATAGTAAAACATATTAAATAATATATGTTCTATTATGTATAGATAAATGCAAGTGTTCTCGAAACCAATATTAGAAAATGAAAAAAATATATTAAAAGATAATTCCGAGAAAGCAAAAATACTTACCTATGATGAATATTACAATAAAAAAATAGTATTAAAAAAATACAAATTACCTGATTTAAAAATAATTGTAAAACATTATAACTTACCGAGAACAGGCAATAAAGATGTTCTCATTGATAGAATAGAGAATTACTTCAAACGAATAAAAAATTCGATTATGATACAAAAACGATTCAGGGGATGGATTGTTAGATATTCATTTTTATTGAGGGGGGAAGCGTTTCGTAATAGAAAATCTTGTGTAAATGATACCGATTTTATTACATTAGAACCATTAGATGAAATACCATATGAACAATTTTATAGTTATAAAGATAAATCAGATTTCATATATGGTTTCAACGTATCATCATTAATACAATTAATGAAAAGTAAGGGGAAAGTAGTGAATCCATATAATCGTGATAAATTTGATTTTAAAACATTGAGTCAAATAGTTTCATTACATAATATAGTACAAATCATTTATCCCGAATTTAAAGATGAAAGTTCTCATATATCCATACATATCGAGAGACCGGTCGTTTCAAGAATGGAATCAACGAATCCTCGTATCGATTCACCTGTAGCAAGTGTTTTGGCCAACTCTTATTTTTATCCTCGGTTGATGAATCTAAATGTAATGACACCAAATCTTCGTGAAAAATATAATCGTATCATACAAATAAGACAAAAATCCGTAAATGTTCGTATACAAGAATTATTTATGGAAATCGACCAATTAGGTAATTATACCCAAAGTAGTTGGTTCTCAAATCTAACCAGGAGGGATTATGTAAGATTATATAGAATTATATATGATATATGGAATTTCCGAGCACAATTATCTATTGAAATTAAAAATAAAATATGCCCGTTATTTGAACCATTTGTTAATATTTTCGCTAGACCTATTTATCATAATGATATAACACACGAAGAAATACAATTTGCGTGCATAACAATAATGGAAAATATGATATATTCAGGTGTGGATGATGAATTTCGTAAATTAGGAGCTCTACACGTTTTATCTGGTTTAACTATTGTTTCGTCTGGAGCGAGACAATCATTGCCTTGGCTATATGAATCCATCGCATACTAAAATAATATATTTTCATTGACAAATATATTATATGTTTTATTTTATCAAATCATCAAGACCACTTACTAAATCGATATCTATAGTCCAACCCAATTCTTTTATTTTTGAATTACTTATATAATAGCGTTTATCATTAAAAGGTCTATCTTCAATATATTCAATCCATTCATCAAAGTTCTCAGTATGTTTTATTTTTTTGATTAATATCTTTGCAATGTCCATGACTGAATACTCCATATGTTCATCACAACCTATATTATATATCTCCCCTATTTTACCTTTTTCCAAAATAAATTCAAAAGCTTTTGCGGTATCTATTACGTGTAAGAATGCACGAACCGAACTACCATCACCTTGTATGGTTACTTTTTTATTTTCTTTTAATTGTTTTATAAAGAGAGGTATTAATTTTTCGGGATATTGATTGGGGCCATATACATTATTGCCCCGAGTTATAATAATCGGCATTTTATATGAATGATTATATGATTGAGCAATTAATTCAGCTCCTGCTTTTGTGGCTGCGTATGGATTTGTGGGACATAATATAGAATGTTCGGTTTTATGTTGTTCTTCGATAGTATTCATTGATTCGCCATAAACTTCATCGGTGGATACATGAATAAATTTTAAAAGTTTTCCATACTTTCGAGAACATTCTAATAAAATATGTGTTCCAAAAATGTTATCATGAGTGAATTTGATAGAATCTTCAAATGAATTTTGAACGTGTGATTGTGCTGCAAAATGAATAATATGAGTGATATGGTGTTCTTTCAATATATTAGCAACAAGGTTCTCATCACAGATATTACCTTTTATCAAAACATAATTTAGATTATTTCGGATAGTTTCGAGAACATTGTTCTCATCAGCACAATAATACATGGCATCTATATTTACCAATTTATTTATTTTATTACTTTCAACTAAGCGCGTTTGACGTGCTTTGTCATTGTCACTGAGACAATGTCTTGGAAAATAATGATTAATGAAATTACTACCGATGAACCCACACCCACCGGTAACTAATAAATTAATTATGGGTTTGGGTTTATTTATATGTTCTCTATATTCTAATAACATTTGTCTTACGGATTCTTTTATGGGTAGAACAGAAGGAAATAAGCTTTCTAATCTAGTGGTATCTAAAAAATTATTTGACCGGTCAGATGCTAATATTTTTCGTTGTTCTTCTTGTGAAAAGTTCTTCCATTTAAATTCTGAATCTACAAGTTCTCGATACATCTCTAATATTTCATTATGACTAATCAAACCAGGATTTGTAAAATTAATATTACCCGTTGTTTTATTACGCATCATATCAATAATAAGAGGTAATAACTCAGGCAATACAGTCATTGAATTCGGTATTGAACATATTTTTTCATAAGTAGTAATTTTTGTAATAAAGTTACGTGGATTTTCTTCACCAGTAATCGGCATTCGAATACGTAAATTCAAAACATTTGATTGATATAATCTCATAATTCTATCAGTAAACCCTTTTACAATAGAATATGATGAACCAAAAAAATTAGGTAATGAATATTCATCAAAACCTTTTTCTTCTTTTCCAAAAGGATGGTTCTCATCGAATTTGAAAATACATCCTGTTCCCAAATATGTATAATGAATGTTTAATTCTTTACATAAATGGGCTAATATGAATGGTGAATATAAATTATCACGAATGTTCTCAACCATTTTACCATCTTGTTCTAAATAATCTATGGTCGAATATAATTTATCACCTATTTTGCCGTGTGTTCTCCCTATAAATGAAATTACATTTGTTGGTTTTATTTTATATAATTCTTCAAAAAGTTCAATATCATTATCTACCCGTGCATTTCCCTCAGCATATTCAATATGTTTTTTATTAAGTATTTCAATGAATTGCTTGCCTATCCATCCACGAGAACCATATACTAAAACCTTCATAATTCTATATAATATAATATAAAATATTTTATTTCTAAAAAATAGGAATTGATTATGCTTTAGAAGAAGACAAAATATATTATTTATAATAAAATGAATATAAAGAAAAATATTTCGGCTGCATAATTTTAAAATTAAATAAAATACCTTAGGTAATATCATCTCCGAAAATATAAATAAATATATTTTATCAAAAAACTACTTAAAAAGGAAACATATTATATGTATATAGTCAGAAATGGTTAGAGCTGTTAAATCCACTACTACTTCCGAAAAGCAAACCGTCGCCACCACCCCAGCCCCAGTTGCTGTTGAAGCAACCAAAGCACCTCGTGCAAAGAAGGTTAAGGTCGAATCAGTTGCACCAGTCTCATCAGAGTCAGTTGCACCAGTTGTTGCCGACGCCCCAGTTGAATCTGGCGATGCAACTCTTTCAGTAAAGATGACTGAGTTCAGTGCAAAACTTCAACAACTAGTTGGTCTATTCTCTACTGTCAAGAACGACTTCAAGACATTAGAGAAGACTGTTACTCGTGAGATGAAGAACGCACAAAAGGCTTCCTCCAAGAGAAGACGTTCAGGCGTTGCTAGACAACCATCCGGTTTCGTCAAGCCAACCCGTATCAGTGATGAATTAGCTGAGTTCTTAGGAAAGACCATTGGTACTGAAATGGCCAGAACATCCGTCTCCAAGGAAATCAACCAATACATCCGCACCAACAGTCTTCAAGACAAGGCCAATGGTCGCAAAATCAACCCTGATGCTAAGCTAACCAAGCTATTAAAAATCAACAAGGGTGAGGAGCTAACATACTTCAACTTACAAAAGTATATGAAGCATCACTTTGTCAAAGCTGGTGATATCGTCGCCACTGCTTAAATACCTTTATACCTCGATATTCATAAAAATTAGAAACTTAGAAACTTATAAATTTATAAACTTAGAAACTTAGAAAAATCAGAAAATATAACATAAAAATCAAAAGTTTATGTTATACAAATTTATTACTTTTTACGATAAAAAATTCAAAAACTTTTTTCATAAATATTCTAATAAATAAATTCAATTATATGATAAACAATATAAATATGTAAATACATATCACTCATAGGATGAGTTCTACTGACAATAATACTTTAAAACGTGAAACGCACGACCTTTCCATAGAAGATAGAACTGCCGAATATCTTAAAACCAATAAACCAAAATTATATGTATTAACGCCTTGTTATGGTAGTTTATGTTTCGTAAATTATGTTCAATGTGTCATTGCAACTAAAGAATTACTCGCCAAATTCGGGATTGAGATGGTTATTGAATTCTGTAGAAATGATAGTTTAGTATCGAGAGCGCGTAATAATCTAGTTGCTAAAGCAATGAGCGACCCGAATATGACTCATATGCTTTTCATTGATGCTGATATTACTTGGTCGCCAGTAGATGTTCTTAAATTATTAATTGCTGATAAATCATTAGTAGGCGGCGTTTATCCTATTAAATTTTATGATTGGGCTCGATTAACAAAAGATAAAAACGGTGCCCCAGATTCAAATATTATACAAAATTGGTTAGATATAAAAAAACGTTCTAATTTCAAAGATACCATCAGTGATGAATATATGGTTCAACACCGTTTATTGAAATATAATATTAATTATATCGATAATGTATTATCGGTAGAACATAACTTAGCTCGTGTTCGTCATTTAGCAACTGGCTTTATGATGTTCAAACGTTCAGTGATAGAAAAAATGGCTTTAGCGTATCCTACCACCAAATACACGGATGATGTCGGGTTTTTAGTAGGAGAACAAAACAAATACGCTTATGCATTATTTGATTGTGGAGTAGAAGATGACCATTATTATTCCGAAGATTGGTTATTTTGTCATAGATGGACAAAAATGGGTGGTAATATTTACATCGATGTAGGTATTAATTTAATGCATACTGGTAATGAAGATTTTAAAGGTTGCTATTTGGCTTCTATCTTATCATAAACAAAATATAAATCCCTCTTTAAACAGTATTTTTTTCATAATTTCCATATTTATTTCTTTTCTTTTAAATTCGCTGGGTACATCTGAAAAATCATAATTTTCTATCAAAAACATATCATATGTCTTGAATAGCATTTCTTTATTTTTTATATATTCTGTATTGGTATCTAACCATTCATAAAAATTTATATTCGATAAATCTTTATTCTTCAATAAATATTTATTATATTCATCAAACCATTTCATCGTATCATATAAATTAGTATACATATTGATATTATAATCTGTTCCTGATAATACCATAATTTGTCGAAATGTTTCTTCACGCATCTTCAAATCATTCAATATCATATCTACGTCATATAATACTGCCGTATGATTTAATAAACTAATATGACGTATGACTCGATTACATCCATATAAGAACATATCCATATCATCACTTATACAAGCCCAAGCCACGCCAGATTTCACTAGATGCACACATAATTGGTCGGCTTCATATTTGGAATCTATATATGTTACATCGTATGAATCCAATAGTTGTTTTACATTTTGAATATCTTCATCGCGTATTCGTATAAATTGTTTTTTTAAGTATTCCATTTCTAATAGTTGAGATTCTTTCACGTTATCACCTGTTTCTTCCAGCTTTTTTTGCATTTCATTATACTTTTGTTCTGCTTCCAATTTTTCGATTCTACGTTTTATTAATAATTCTTTTTTTTCAGGAGGTGGTTTCCCATCAAAGACAAATATCGGTTCTATATGATAACTTTTTAATATAGATATAAATAAATACATATTTTCCAATAACAAATCATCGGCGATAAATTTATATAAATAAATACTTGTATCTATCACCACCTTTTTATTTTCCAACAGTTTTAAATGAAATTTTTTTATAGATTTTTTATTACAATTATCAAGTAGAAACCTATTTAGATTTTTAATACCCATTTTTTAGTTTATAGTCATCAATAATTGTTAAGATTTGTTATGAATCAATTTTCTAACGATATATTATAATGAAATTTATACCCATTGGAATACAATGTGCTGTTCCGGATGCTATCAATAAATCAAACTTACGTGAGTATTCTTACCCTTTCGATTGGTTATGGTGCCCCAGTAAAACAACATATAATATATTATTTTATCTTATTCATAAAGGTATTGAACCGACTATAGAATTTATGACTACCGGCCTGTCTTCTTTTATGTATAAAGGCAATGAAAAATATGTTTCAAGTAATGAATTTACCAGTTGTCAAATGAATAAAAATACTGGATTGGGCATTACACATTTTACTATAAATGATGAATATATTATGAAATTAAAAAGACGATTGACCCGTTTATATAATGATATATGTTCTCAACATAAATTGGTTTTTGTTTACGCTGATTCAGCGAATTCAGAACATTCTTATTGGTTAGATGATATAAATTTTGAATCTGATGCAACCGACGATTTAATCAATATCTATCATTTGATTCATTCTATAAACCCTAATATCGAAATACTTTATTTTTGTTGGGATTCTCGTCTGAGAAATGATAGTAGAATATCATATGTCCCTTTTTCGAATATACGTAATTGGTATATCAGAGATTGGAATGGTGTAAGTGTTCTCATTCAACAATATTTCGAGAACAATAAACATAAATATATTTTATCATAATATAATAGATGAAAGATATAACTATACAATTAAAACAATTCTTAGAAACCCATTTTATTAAAAAATATGATTTTCCTATTTCCAGGTTCTCGAATGAATCCAAACATTTATTAAATAATCTATTCCGTCTTATGATTAAAGCAGAATATTTTGTACATTCTTTAGATATACATAGCGAAATCATTAAAGGTAATAACATACCAAAAAGCTATAGTCATTCTTATATGCCCAAGAATATTTTAGATGAAATCGAGAACCTGGATAAGAATTGTCATATTTATACTTTTTCCATCGGTACTAAAAAATATCAAATCACGATGGTGTTTCCCACTTCTAAAAAATATTCCAAAATAGCTATATCACATAGAGTAAAAAAGATTATTATGTGGCTATATATCGCCAACCATTTTGCGCCCAAACATTGTTCTCAAAAAATGAATATTTATATTTATTTAACCGATTTACATAAAGTTCTCCCCACCAAACATAAAACGATTGAACAAGAACACGCCAATACCGCTTTCACTACCAGTTGTCAATTGGTTACCGATATTACTTTATATCGCGAGGAAGAATGGTTCAAAGTTCTCATTCACGAATCCTTTCATAATCTTGGCTTGGATTTTTCAGCTGATAATAATAATAATTGTATCAAATATATTTTATCTTTATTTCCAGTAAATTCGGAAGTGAATCTATTTGAATCTTATTGTGAAATATGGGCGGAATTGATAAATGTTATGTTCATTTCTTATTTCTCATTTTCCACGAATTTAAGAACAATCGAGAACATTGATAAATTTATACATAAAACCGAAAAAATGATGTTCTATGAAAAAATTTATTCTATGTTTCAATGTGTCAAGGTTCTCCATTTTATGGGTTTAGAATATAACGAATTATATGATAAATCAGATAAATCTATTCGAAAACGTGATGCTCACTATAAAGAAAAAACCAATGTTCTCGCTTATTATGTGATCAAAAGTATTATTATGTTTCAATTGGATCATTTTTTAAAGTGGTGTTATCTACATAATAAAGGTTCTCTTAATTTTAATAATCATAATAAAACGAATGATGAAAAGATTTTACTTTATTGTGAATTTATTCGAGAACATTATAAAGATTCAGATTATTTGGATTGTTTGAATATTTTTGAAAAATGGTTTCAACATAAAAATAAATGTACTATCGAGTGTAATACCTTACGTATGAGTTTATTTGAAGTATAGAGCACCGCAAGAAAAAAGGCTTTCGCCCTTTTTCTTTTTATTGGATTTTTCTAATACATCAATGTTTCACGAACAAATATTTGTTCGTTCGGGGTTAACTTGGTATCCATTGTAACTACTTCTTTTGGACGATATTGTTCTAATTCTTTTTCTAATTCTTCGATTTTTTGTTTTTGTTCTTCGATTAACTTTTCCATCAAACCATAATTATTTACGATTTGATGCATATTCTTTGGAACTTCTGCTACTTCCTGAATAGGTGTTTTATTTATTTTTACAGTCATAAAACGTTTCATATTTTGATTCTTTGAACTTTTGAAATCGTGACCATATCGACCATCATAATAACCGATTAATTTATATTCACCAAGTTCATCTAACACTTGTCGTAATGATTCTCCACTTTCATACCAATTTTCGAAATGAATAAAAGCGGATAATGCAGACGGGTCGTGTTTCGATTCTTTGGTAATAAAATCTACACGAGATACTTTACCGAGTTGAAGCTGGTTCTCGAAATACTTCTTCATTGGTTCTTCTGATATCATTGGAACACCATCTAATGCTAAATCCTTAGGAATAAATGGTACATATAAACTTGTCCAGGAGTTTGGTGATAAATCTAAGATTCTTGACATTTTAATAAAAGCGATTGTTTTGGTTATTGAGTGTCTTTTATATTTTATGAAAAAAGTAGTTCAATTTTTTTGGATTTTTGTTCTCTTTTCTTATATTATATCATGTCTAAAACGCTGGTAATTGTATTAAGTGAAACTCGAGCACACGAATTAACTTTCGATAGTTTCAAAAAAAACATTATCGATGAGCTAAATGCGGATTTATGTCTATGTATTGGCGTAAAACCCGATTATAATTATAATAATCCATTTTACAATTTAGCAAAATATAAATTTACATATAATGAATCGGATGATTTTGGTGATGCGTTTGATTATGCATATAACATATTATCTAAAGATATTCAAAGATATGATAAAATAGAGAACAAGAATGCTTTATATGGTAGAATACAACATCCAAAACAATCCAGTGAAAATATAACGTATTATGGTGAATACCACGATAATATAAATATAAACCAATATAACGATGACCAAATTGTAATACATTCTAATAATTTTCCAGACGAACAATGGAAACAACAAATTTATGGTATAAAAAATAATAACGAAAAAAAATTTATAACTCAAGAAAACGTTACCACCTACGTAAAAAATAATGAACATTTACATTGGAGAGAATTTCTGAAAATAAAAGACCAATTTTTAGGTGGTATTAAAGATAAAGACCATCAACATCCTGGGTCTGCTGGTATATTAATTTTTTTTCGTTGGTTTTTATTGAAAAATCTTATTGATAATGATATAATTAATAAATATGATAGATTTATCATTACTAGAAGTGATTATATATATCAATTGCCTCATCCTAAACTTGAACTAATGAATGAAAAAAATATATGGATACCTAATTGTGAGCATTATGGCGGGTATACTGATAGGCACGTAGTTTTATCAAAATATAATATTGAATCGTATTTAAATATATTGAATAATTTTGTTCTAAGGTCTAATGAATATTTTACAAAGATGATAAATAAAAGAACATGGAATTTGGAACAAGTAATTAAATTTCATTTGGAACAAAACAATGTATTACAAGTAGTAAAAGAATTTCCTTATGTAATGTACTCAGTTCGAAATATAAATGGAAGTACTCGTTGGCAGGAAGGTATTTTTTCAAATGAATTGGGTTATTATATCAAATATTATACTGAATATAATACATCTAAATACTATAAAAATGAATTTGAAAATTCTGGTTTAACTATTGATAATTATTACAAAACTAAATTTCAATAAACAATTATTTCATTTCTTTTCTTACTCGCATCAACGGTTCATCTGGAACAGGTGGGCTTCTTCTTACAAAATGAACCAACTTTGCATTTTTCGTTTCCATTAATATTTTTTTTAAATCCAAATTCTGTGTAAATTTGGCTTGTATGGCGTTTTTTCTGGCTTCTTCAAATCGTGGGTTCTCCTTTATTTCAAAAAAATCTTCATCTACTTTCACATTCTTTGGTCTAATTTGTTTATCCTTTAATTTTCCTGTTTTTCCACCAGCCACTTTCGCAAGTTCTATGTCTTTTGATATATCACTTTCACTATCTAATGAAAATTCTTTATAAAAATCTGGAAAACCCTTCTTATATTGTGAAGCCAAATAATAATGTTCTACAGATGCCCATCTATTCCCATCTAAGGTAAATTGAGTCATCCATGCATCATCCAATTTTCTACGCCAATTATCACATATCTTATCCTTATCTTTATTTAAACTATTAAATTCAGTCAAATTATCGTCGGGTATTTTTTCACCTGAACCTTTGCCGGCTTTGGGCTTACAATCCGATTTCGAATGAAATTCAAAAATGATTTCTGGGTCATATAAATCATACTCTACATCAACATCATCGGAATCATTTGGTGACCCTTCGTCTGGCGATAACCCTAATTTACTTTTGAAATTTCGAAAATCCCTTATTAAATAATACGGACCCGCATTCTTTTCCATGCATTTATTTATTATCAATGCTTTTATATCATATGGTATTTCACTAAAAGTAAAGATTCGTTTATTTTTATAAGTAATTAAATCATAATGATTACCCAAATATCCGGACATAATATAAAAATCTGGTGAAAAATTTCCTTGTTTTTCTAAATCACTATCATTCAATTGACCACATTGTAGTACTGAATCTAAATCATCTGCATCATATGCCTGTTTCGATAATATAATGATTTTTACATTCAATACCTTTTCTATAGTAGAAATCGCCCAAGTATCCGCCCAATAATTTGGCGTTTTTATAAATTCGCGCAATTTTTCTAGCGAATCAACATTTGTCATAAATTCGAATTCGTGCATCATTTCTTTTACATCATCCCTTTCTGATTTTGCTGCATTAAACCGTTCCGATATTTGTTTTGCTCCATCCAATATTTCTTTAGTTTCTTCTTTGGATTTTACAGTTTCATTCAGTTTCTTCAATGCAGTACTTCTTTTTTTCAAAACCTTCATTTCTTCTTCTCTTGTTTTTAATAGACCCAAAAAATTCAAATATAAGATTCTATAATTATTATATATTTCATCTGTAACTTCATTCGATAAAATTGCTCGTAGTTTATCAACTGTTGTAATATGTCCAACTTGTTTATATGCTTCAACAATAGTCGAAAAAAAACAATCTCCGTCCTTTGCTGTTTCTACTATATCATAATTATTATTCGTCATACATCTTTCTATCCAACTTGTTTTATTCGATTCTTTATATTCACTTTTTATATTATTCGAATCTGATTCTGTTTCTTCTTGTAATTTCATCGGCGTTTTTTCATTTTTTTCTATAATAAATATCCCATCCTTCAATATTTATCTGTTTTTTCTTTTTCTTTTGAAATGCTTTGTTGAGGTATTCTTAGTTTTAATACATCTTCTTCGTCAGTGATTGGGTTGTCTTCTTCTTCTTTTTCTTCATTTTCTTTCGCTTCATTTTTTTCTATATTTTCTATTTCTTTATCCGATTTTTCTTGTTTCGTTTCTTTCATCTCATTTTTTATAAATTCTTCATTTACGAATTTAAATAATAATAGATTACCTTTATTTAAATCTACATAACCTTCCTCGTCTATTATGCTTATTAAACGATTACTTTCAACTTCGAATATGCCGATACTTGCTACTGGACTATCATTTACTAATAAATATATATGAAAATATACTATACCTTTACTTGAAAAAGTATGTTTTTCTTTACCTAATGCAAATTCTATATTACTATTATGAATTGTATATGAATATGTCCAAGATGAAACGCCAATGTCCTCATCATCTACTTCTATGTCTTCTTTATAATCTACTTTATCTGGATTTATCTTTGATTTTACCATATAATATATATTGTAATATCATATTTTTATTTCCTTTCACGCTAGATAATATTTTTACATAATAAAATATTATATATCTATTTTTTTAACTGGTCTAAAATATCCATATATTTGAATATCGCACGAGTAGACAAACTCGATTTATCCTTCGATTTCATTTTTGAAATACTATTTATATTATCTAATATCATTGTCCATTCTACTTGGTCATTGCAAATACTTTTCGAAACAGTCACTAATATAAATAAATTTTCTGTAATTTCTTCTACTTCATTTATTTTATTTGGTAAATCTATGTATTGATATATTATATCTTCAAAATATATTATTATATCTAGTACTACTTTTTTTTCTATGATTCCTTTTTTCATTAAATTTACGATAAATAACGATAACGATTTTCGACGGTCATTCGATTTATTATAATTACAAAATGCATCATAATCTATATTCGGGTCTACGTAATTTATTTCTCGTATATTTTCTTTATAATTAATTATATATTCTACAACTATTTCATTAAATATTAAATATTTTTGCGTTAATTCTTTATATAAATTTGCATATAATTCAGAGTTAAACTTATTATTACAAGCAATATCAAATATAGATATTATTATTTTTTTTATATTATTCTCTTTACTGTTTACATCACTTCCTTCTTCATCTGAATCAATTTCTTCTAATATTTTTCTTATCAATTCAAATATTGAATCTCGTTGTATGTCATAATTCTTAACCGATATTTTATTCAAACACGCTCGTATATCATTCGCAGTTTTTTCAACACCCTCTTTTTTATCCATTTTTGTTGCTTTGAAGTTTCGTATTGTATTCCATTCTTCATCAGAAGTTATTTTATTACGATGATGATTCGATTTCGACTTCTTATAATTTCCTAATTCTTCCTTTCTTGGTTTTTGCTCACTATTATGATTCGATAATAATGGTGCTATATTATTTATTTCTATAGTCAATTTATTTATTAATTCCATTATGTTTATCGGTAAGCTATAATTTAAACCATCAAATACGATTCTATTATAATCTTCTAATTGATAACAAGACATTTCTCTTATAAATACTATTGTTACCGTTTTATATCTTTTTGATAAATAAATATAATATTTCACATCAATCAACATAAATACTACCTACTTATTACTATTATAATGAATATCGATAATTTTGAAAATGAAAAAGAAATAAAAAATTGGGATGATTTAAATTTATCCGATGACATATTACGCGGTATATATGCTTATGGTTTTGAACAACCTAGTGAAATCCAAAAAAAAACAATTCGCCATATTATAAGTGGTAAAGAACTCATTGCTCAAGCTCAATCAGGTAGTGGAAAGACCGGTGCTTTTTCAATTGGTACTCTACAACGAATCGACGTTACGCAAAATAATACACAGGCTTTATTAATTGCGCCTACACACGAGTTAGCTAGACAATCTTCATTAGTTATTTCCAAATTAGGCTCTATGATGAATGGATTAGTCATTAAAACTATCATTGGTGGTACTTCGATACAAGATGATATTAAATCTATACAAAAAAATCCTCCTCATATTATTGTCGGTTCTAGTGGTAGAATTTATGATATGATAAAACGCAATTGTATTAAAACTATGAATATTAAACTATTGGTTCTCGATGAAGCCGATGAATTACTTTCAAAGGGATTCAAAGAACAGATATATAATATTTTTCAAACTCTTAATTCAAATATTCAGGTTCTCTTATTTAGTGCGACTCTACCGAATAGTATTCTAGAACTTACTAATAAATTTATGAATAATCCATTGAAAATCATAATGAAAAAAGAAGACCTTACCTTAGAATGTATCCAACAATTCTATGTAGCTATGAATGATGATAACTCCAAATATAATATGCTCAAGGATTTATTCTCATTGATTAGTGTCTCCCAATGTATTATTTATAGTAATAGTGTGCATCGGGTAACCGATTTATATGATGCTATGATTGCCGATGGGTTTTCTGTATCTATGATACATAGTTCTATGGATAAATCGGAACGAGAAAAAGCCTTATGTAACTTTCGAAACGGGGCATTCCGTGTTCTTATTTCATCTGACCTCACTGCCCGTGGTATTGATATACAACAAGTAAGTACGGTCATCAATTTCGATATACCCAAATGCTATAACACTTATTTACATCGCATCGGACGTAGTGGTCGTTGGGGACGTAAAGGCTTTGCTATTAATTTTGTAACAAAACGTGATATTAATATTATGAGAGGTATTGAAGACCATTATAAAATCAACATCAACGAATTGCCTATTAATTTCAAATTCATTGTATAGACCTGTGTGCAAAAAATCAACCGGAATTATCGGCTGATTTTTTGTTTTTTTGATTTTTCAGGTTTACACGTCAGTTAAATCAATAACGGCTGTGGATTTTCTTTTTTTCGATGCGACCGGTTTTTTGGCCTTGCCGAGAGGTGAGGCTACAATGGGTTTTGGAGGAGGTAAATATTTTTTTAACTTATGAGCAAATAATATATAAGTATTTAGTAATCCCTCATTGACGATTTGGTGAGTCTCCTGTGAATGGAGTCGGTTTGTTTTGGCGGATAATTTTTTTAATCGGTCCAATACTGATAAAATTTTATCGACGAAGTCTTTTTTAGTGGCCATTTTACCGTCTTCTGAAGTCATGGGACGGTATTGATTCCCAAAATGCATATCACCGTAAATTTTTTTGCTCACGCCCGAATCTAAAACAAGTGCTGTTTTCTTGTTCCCTTTTTTAAATAAATAATATAATTTCCTCATTTGAGCTAGCTCCACATTCGGCAAAACGGCCTTCTGTAAAACTTCAGAGAAATCGTACTTTAAATCCAAAATTAGAAGACGTATTCTAGGTGTATATGCATAAGACCCTATAAGTCGAATCAATTCGTCGGGCAGGGTTTGAATCCGCTTCAAAGCGTCGCGTTCTCGCTTTAACTCACCTGGTCGCTGCTTCGTTTCGATTTCAGTTAATTGGTGCTTACGTTCCAGCTCTTCCTCCCAATATTTTTTTCGGCGGTTTAGCTCATTGACTGCCTTGTGGCATTCTTCCTCGACAATTTTGGAATAAGCACATATATACTGAAAAGACAATGCATATGCTTCCTCTAATTTTTGTAATCTAACGTCTTCTCGTTGGTCGTCTAAAATCATGGTTTGGATCAATGTGGTGTGCTCTTTCGAAAGTAATTGATTAAACGCGTTTTCACACTGGTATTTAATCGTTCCCCCGCTCATAATATTTTTTTTATAAATACTGGATGTCCCTTCTAGAAGACGAAGGCATTGGTTTGCTTCTTGGGTTAGCTGTGTCATTTTGTTTGTTCGATTGTTTTTGGTGGGGGTTGAATTAAAATGAGTGTAAAAAAGTAATTCAATTTTTCAACAATTGTTCTCTTTTCCACTTGCGTTTAGAATATCCATTTTTTTTGAATCGATATTATAATGTTTGATTTCATAATAGCCCATATAAATAAAGAAATGAATCCCACTATTATTGAAGGTGACTGTTTCAATGAAAGCGAAAAGCAAAGCGAAAAGCAGAAGGAAGAAGAACCCAATAATAATATATTTCAGTTACCTATTCATTATTTAGACGATTCTGAAATACACCCTCTATCTACCATTGTATCGAATGATTTAGAATTAGCCACGAGTTCTTCTGATAAAGGACAATCCATGTACCAACATTTATTCAAACCAAAACACATATTTGCTGAAAATATGATTCCTTCATGGAATAAACATTATACCACCAATATCGATTATCTAAATGATACCAAAAATGTTCTCGAAGATATGTGTCTATATCGCCAAGCATTATCCACCAGTAAATACGATATCGACTGTAATAAAATTATGGATATCTGGAACATTACGAAAAAAGATGACGACTTTCTCTTGAAATATTCATTCATCGAATGGGATATGTTCAAACAATTCAATCAATCTCCCTCTTTCTTACAATGGTTATCTATTATCAATATCGCATCTCCTATGATGAGCTTACTATTACCTTTTTTCCTACTTTTATTACCTTTCCTTATCATCAAATTTCAAGGAATCCCAATCACCTTTCAAACCTATATGGATGTTCTCAAATCTATCGCCAAAAACCATTTTATCGGTAAAGCACTAATGAATATGGATTCAATTTCACCCGATAAGGTCATTTATGTAATCTTTATGATGGGTCTTTATTGCTTACAAATTTATCAGAACATTTGTCAATGTAACCGATTCTATCATAATATCTCCAATATCAACCAATATCTTATCGAAATGCGTGATTATGCACGGTATTCCATCGAATCCATGGAGAACTTTATCGAAATCCATCAAAACAAGAGAACGTACTCGAGATTCATTGATACGATACATAAACATTGTCAAGTTCTCAAACAATTCCATAGTGAATTGGTTTCCATTCAGCCCTTCGAACATTCTTTATCCAAATTCGGTGATATGGGTTATTTGTTGAAATGCTTTTATGAATTACATTCGAATAAAGATTATGAAGATTCCTTACAATATTCATTTCATTTTGAAGGATACGTGAATAATTTATTGGGTGTTTTCGAGAACATTCAAAACAATGTGGTATCGTATGCTAATTTTGATAAATCTTTCACCTGTACTATCGATAAACAATATTATCCTCCATTAATGGATGTCGAACACGTGAAAAATAGTTGTAGTTTCGATAAAAATATCATTATTTCCTCTCCGAATGCCGGTGGAAAAACCACGATGATTAAGACCACTACCATCAATATCATTTTCTCACAACAAATCGGCTGTGGTTTCTATAAACATTGTTCATTGAACCCTTATACACATATTCACTCTTATTTGAATATTCCGGATACTTCTGGACGTGACTCTTTATTCCAAGCCGAATCTAGACGTTGTAAAGAAATTATCGATATCATCCATTCAAATGCCGATGAGAACAAATATAGACATTTCTGTATTTTTGATGAATTATATTCGGGAACAAACCCAGTCGAAGCCACCAAATCCGCGTATGCTTTCTTAACCTATTTAAATAAATTCAATAATGTGAATTTTATTTTGACCACTCATTATGTATCCTTATGTAAAAAGATGAAAAAATCCGATAGAATTCAGAATTATAAAATGGAAGTCGAGAACCTACCCGATGGTTCATTAAAATATACATATCGAATGAAAAAAGGTATTTCGAAAATTCAAGGCGCCGTAAAAATTCTTCAACAAATGAATTATCCAGCCGAAATTTTAAATACGATTTCTGATTATAAATAAGTTCTCCATGTGAAAATATAATTTTATGCAATCAATATAAAATTATATACAGTGTTATAACAACAATGTTTTTACAACTATACAAATCCGCATTTTTTACGCTATCTATTTTTACAACATCTATTTATACTGCTTATCATATTTGTAAATCTAAAAAAGTTGATTTCATAAATCCAGAATTTAATATTGATAAAGAACGTTTATTTTCCTATTTATTTACCATTAGTAAAAATATTATTCCCGTATTTGCTACCAGCACTCTAATGAATTATTATTTTATTTCGAGATTCGATAAATCGAAACATAGCTTTCTTCAAGCTATGACAAATATAATACTTTATACATTCGTTGTCGAATTTTGTTATTATGCATACCATAGAGCCATTCATACGAAAGGTATATATAAACCAATACATTCAAAACATCACGAAAATGTTATCGTATATCCATTAGATTCTTTATATTTTACTTCAATCGATATTATGTTTTATATTTCTTGCTTACACGCTCCATTATTCGTAATAAAAATGGATTGGTTTGAATATTTTATGGCTCTCTATTTTTATGTCACTATGGGATTTATATCACATTCGAGTATCTATTTTACACATCACGTAATTCATCATAAATTATTTAAATATAACTTTTGTTTAGTTTTTCCATATTTTGATATCCTCTTTGGAACCTATCATGAAAAATAATTTATTTCTGAAAAATCATTATTTTCTCCGCGGTCTCTTTATGTTTCGTCGAATGTACATCTTTATTATACATCGGCTGTTGTGATTTGAATGTAAAATATTTCTTGGCGATTTTATTCATATCACCTAATAAATCATATTGGTGACCCGTATTTTCTGAACCATATCCGGATAAAATATAACACATTTTTCCATTTGGTTCGAGAACAAAATGACATAATCGAATGGTTTCTTCCCAATATTTGGTAAGCCACTCTTCATACGTTTTATATTGTTCGGTACTCTGGTTTTTACCTGCATATAACTCTAATTTATAATAGGGAGGACTAAAAAATACTACATCAAAATGTTCTCGATATTTCTTTTTAAATCCGGCATTTTTCATCAAATCTTCAGATGGATGACAAAATATTTTAACTTCTTTATCTGGATATTGGGTCTTGGCAAAATCATCGGTTTTTTTACATACATCCGTGATTACATCGGTTCCTACATATTCCTTCACCAATGGACATTCTAAAAACCCAAAACAATAGGATGTCCAACCCAATGTCGGTGTAAATATTTTGGTGCCTTTTAACACAGAATGATTCAATGAATACACCAAAAACGGATTCATTATCGAAGCTCGGAAATAAAAGGATGAAAACACACTACCTAAACGCCCATCACGAATATAAAAAAGAGCACTCGGTGTCAATATTTTATAATCAATGATATTATGTAAATATAAATCATTTATTACTTGCATATAAGTGGGAACGTTATCGATACCGGATTTGGTATTTTCCAATATATCTTTATAGTGTAAATTTCGTATCAAATTTTTATAAGTGGGATGTTTATTATTATCCATTGCCTTATTTTTCATAGCTCCATCTTGAATATGTAAATTCGATTCTTGTACTCGTAAGGACATATTATAAAATCGTTTTAAATATTCATCACGATGTTGAATGTTCTCGAATAATAGTTTGATTTTGGCTTTTTCGATATCTTTTCGTTTCATATATTCCTTTAATGGTTCCAATTTATCACCAATTCTTACTTTGGCTTTATCCAAATATTCTTGAAATGTCATCGTTTTATTTTGATGAAACATTCCTATAAATGTATCTAATGTCAATAATTTCATTATCTAATATTTTATGAGATTATTATTTATGCATATTCAAAAATTGTTTCAATGGATTTATTTTACTATTGGTATCGACGTGTGGTTCTTCAACCGGTGCGGTATAACCATTTAAGTTGGTTACCATATCATAACCAAATACTTCAAAATCTTTTTTATATATTTCATTGAATTTATGTAACGATTCTTCATCGAAATATTCTTTTAAATCATATGTAGGTAACTTGATTTCTTCAGAGAATTTTATGAATTCATTATTATATGTTTCTAACTTGAATTTTTTGATATCATTTACGATTTCATTTTTTTCATCGATGATGAATTTATATTGTGGATAAAAATGGATATGCATATAATGGTAATCATCGAACTCTTCGTTTGCTAAGATTTCTAGTATAAATTGTTTTGCAGTCTTTTCTTCGGAGAATTTCGTATTCAAAAACGCCGAAATAAATCTTTGGTATGGGTCTCTACTAAATGTTATGTATGTATGTTCATAATCTTGTCTTACGTACTCTTTTCTCATTTTATATGGTATATGTGCTAAATCTAAATGTTCATCTTTTATAAACCACCAATGTTTTATTACTTGATATACATCCTTTATTATTTGACTACGAACAAATGTACCGATTGGAATGGGGATATCGATATAAACAAAATAAACGTCCTTCTTTGTGAAAACAAACATTATATATATTTTTGATACGTTTTTTTTTACCAACTTTATACGTATTCAAGAAAAAAACAATAGGTGAATTATTTATTGTATACGTATTCTATCGTGTACTAGATACCTTATATTTTTCCCACTGCCTACCTTACGTCTAAATTCATATCTAATATAGTCGATATCAACTTCATCATTATAATATTTTATCATATACTTATCGAATTCCACCCACGCCCAAAAATGTTTCGTGTCTGCATTATATGTTATCGATTTTTTTTGCTTTGATAATAAACTAATACATATTTTTTCGTATTTTTCTTTATTTAATCGGTTATAAGGTATTCCATTTCGAATAACAAATAGATTATCATATGCTAATACCCGATTTACTAAGTCTATCGGTAAATTCTTATAGATTTCCATTTATTATTATATTTGTCGGTCTAATATAATAATATGTTTTCAATTTTACACAGTAGATACCATTGTATTTTTCAATTCAGGCTTACTACGAATAAAATGTTTATTTATATATTTTTGTATAGTAAAATGAGTTATTTCTTTTCCTCGAGCTTCTTCTCCCAATAATTTCCATAGTTTTTCATCGGGAACTATCATCTTTTTATTTTCTGGATTCTGTAAATTATTTGTCTTAATATACGCCATTATTTGTTTTGTTACCTCGGTTCTTGCTATTTTTGTTCCTTTTTCTACTCCTATAAAATGACATAATTCATCTGTAACTTCGGTTGGTAATGCAAATCCACATTTCTTACGTGGTTTCTTATCTTTTTCTTCATCTTTTAAATGTTTTTTTATTAATTTATTAATTATTTTTTCAAATGCTTTCAATTCGTGTGCTATTTCATCTATATTTTGTTTTTGTAATTGCATTTTGTCTGTAATTAAACCTAATTTCGATACTAATTTATTTAAATTTGCCGGTACTTTTTCATTTAATTCCTCCATAATATATACTATATAATAATTATTTTTATATCTTTTTTGTATCATTATATTATTTATGCAGTAGCTACTTCGACTTGCGGTTGACCACGTGGTCTAGCTCCACTGCGAACTGGTCTTTTGCGTTGAACCTTTGTATATTCTCCATCACTTGGTGATGTTGTTGGTGATGCAGGACGTTCATCTCTTGGAACACGATATCTACGATATCCGGCATTTCCTTCTGTTGCTACTGGACGATTTGCAAATCGGGTTTCACACATTAATTTTCCATTTTTTACACCTGATACTTCAACTGCTTGGAATTCGTGACCTTCTACAGTAGAATTTCCTAATACAAATTCTACATACTCACCCTGTACCAAATATTTATATTGTTGGGTATTTGACACGCCAATGGATGAAAAATGAGTGAAAATATCTTTTCCTGCTTGTTCTCCATCACTTACTGTAATAAATCCATAGCCTGCTTTATTATTAAACCATTTAACTTGACCTAATAAACGTTGTGGTTGTGAAGCGTGTTCTGTAGTACTCATTATAATACCTATTATACAGTAATAAGGGTGTTATTTTTAAGTGGTTTTATACAAATATTTGTTTTAGTTCGTGATAATCGGGTTCTTCATTATAATATAAAGAATATGTCTTTTTAAAATATTCTACTATTTTTGGACATTTTTCTTTACATACGTTCTCGATATTCTCTAGGTTTTTTAATGATTTTATTTCTTGGTTCTTTACATTCATTATATGTAATGGACCATAAGGTTCTCCTTTATTTATCGGTTTTACCATATCCCACGGTAATTCACCATATAATAAATATATATACATATAACCTATCGAAATTAAATCATCTCTTCGAGAACACTCTACTCCGTTATGTACATTGATACTGACATATTTAGGGCTACCTATAATCGATTCTAAATCGGTTCTCATCGGGTAATGTTCTTTTTCTGCATTTACATAAAATGTCGAGAACCCGAAATCAATCAAATAAAGTTCTCCATTTCGTATCATAAAATTATGTGGCTTTATATCTCTATGTAAGACAAATTTACTATGTATCGTTTCTATAATATAAATACTTTGCTGGATGATTTTATTCACCTTTTCTTCAGGCAACGATTTTGTTTTCAAATAATCATAGAGAGAACTTTCAAAAATATCCATGACTAAACAAGTTTTATCCAAATATAATCCATACCATATAACCTTTGGTATTCTTCGACATCCTTCATTATATAAATAATTTAAAATAGTCGTTTCATTTTTCAATATTTTAAAGGGAGAACTTTGGGATTCCATTTTTATGGCCACGGGTTCTCGTGTTTTTTTATGTACGGCTTTCATTACATTCCCAAAATTACCATTACCTATCGCTTCTAGGATTTCATATTTATCATTAATATATTTTGGTGTTTCCATTTATCCATATTATATATAAACTTTTTATCTGATTTTATTATATTATGTTTGGAATAGTCCTTGAAAAAACAGAACACTATTTAGAAATTATAAAAAAACCTGTTTATGTGGGTTCTCTTTTTTTACTACATTTTCTATATATATTAGTACTCTTCGGCATTATTCATTATACAGACACATTCATAAATAATCTGAATATTCTAATACAGCTTTTCGTTTGTATTTTCTTAATGATTAAATTTCATCCATTTAGAAAACACGAATTAAAAGAATTTGATTCTAATATCATATTCGGTAGTGCCTTGTTTTTATTAACCAATCTTGGATTTACCCAATTGATAACGACTTATTTTGATAGAACTTTCATTGATAATGTAAAAAAACAAAAAACAATTTGAATAAACCCATCTAAAGTAGTATTCTTATATTAACCATAAATACTATACTACCAAAATGTCATCTGAAAAAATAAATGTAAATGAAATATTCGAAAATGCTATGAAAGACCCCAGTCTATTTTCAACCATAGATATTGAGAACCTCTTGAATACTATCGAGAACGTTAAAAACGATTATTTAGAAAATAAAACAATGAAAGATGTAACTCAAGAAGTATATGATAAAATCAAAGAACTTGGCTATAATACTCAAAAAACAGGTGATATATGTAATAAATTAATTGGTTATCGTTTTGTTGATGAGCTCCACGAATTACATAAGGGTAAACATATTCGATGGATTCGTTTCGGTACGAATAGCACATTAACCAATGGTGGTATCGTAGTCAATATCAAATTTCTCGATAATGGAACACAAGTTCTCTGTATGGG